AGACCACCGTAATAAGGAGCCGGCTGTGTACCCGGTGCTTTCTTGACATCAGGATCTTGTGGCACTTTTTGATTGCCTTCTTTTTCCATCAACTCTACGTGTTCTAACCATTTTCTCATTTGCACACCATTTGATTCTACTATCAGATAGTTTGCACCTCTTTGTACAACGGTTGCAACTACGTCTGATTCTTTGATTATTACTTTATCACCTGGTTGATATAAACCTTCTACAAAATCTTCTCTATTATCTGATACTGATTTTAGTTGTACGTGATTCTTAAATTGCTTTTCTTCTTTTAATCCCATGCCTTTTCGCACTGAATTGAATATTGATTTAGCATCAGCATTTGAAACTTTCTTAGGTAAACCCTGTGCGAACTGTGTAAATTTATTATCCTTCGCAGCACCTCTCATCTTAGTAGCCGACATACCCTCAGCACCTTCAGCGTCGGGATCTCTTTCACCTGCCGATTTTACTTCGATACTTTTAAAATTATAGAATCCATGAGCAGCCTTTTTTCCATTGTACTTGTTTAATAGTATATCGAACTCTCTTACTCTATCAGAACCTACAACCATGCATATTTTAGTAAACCCTTCGTCGTATAATACTTTTGCAATATCAAATACGTTCTTAACTTTCTTATTCATCATGATCGAACGTGCATGTCTTGGAAACATCTTGCGTGCAATTTTAATTTTTTCTTTATATGATAAAGGATTCTTTTTGTTATCCTGTGATTGTGACAAGAACACTCTATAAGTATTACCACGAGATAATGCAGCTAACTTATCTAGTACTTTCTCATGACCTATTGTAGGTGGGTTCATTCTACCAAACGTAAAATAAACTACCTTGCTTTCTTCAACTAAAAAACTCTTAAAAGAATTAATCATCCTTTTTTCCGCTGCACTTCTTTCTTTCTCACGTCTTTATATAACCTTTTTGCAAGCATCTGGATACGCTTTCGCACATTAGGTTTTTCAAGTCTTTTTTCTATTTCTTGGCGGCGAGCAAAAGATAGTTCACTTTTTGGAACACCTTTTGTCAATTTTTTAAGGATGGTTGTTTTGGCTTGTTTTAGGGCGCGTCTATCAAGGACTTTTTTATTGGCCATTCTACGCTTTGCACGATCACGACCGATCTTAATCTTACCCTTGAATCTTTTCATCATACGCCGGCGAGCTAAGCGCTGTGATAAGCTTAGAGCCTCGCTGGTTTCAGATTCTTCATACATTGCACCATTCTTACGTTTCTTTGCGCGATAGTTAATGAGCTCGTCCTCTCCGGGTCGATACTCTGCTACGTAAAAATGTCTGAATGATAATGGACCACCTACAGGTTTTTGATGATCGTATACGTCATTCATTATTTTCTCCCTGGTTTATCCCATCCTTTTAATATATCCGGTGAAAAGTTGGCGTATGAAAATTCCATACGATCAACAATCTTCACTGCATCACCACCAAGTTTATCGATTGCTACATAGCCTTCCTGGCCAGTTGTACGATACCCCTTGTTTGTTTTTAAAAATGCTTCAACATTTGCAAGTTTATCTAATCTATTTATAAGTTTTAATTTTGCAAGAACTATCATCTTTTGTAGTTCAAACATTTGTATTAATGACTTCTTATTTTCATCTGAAAAGAAAGATAAGATTTCATTTAACTTTTTATCTTGAGCAGCCTTGCCAGTTTGTGTAGTGCGCTTGTCACGCTCTTTCCTATACTTGTTGCGTATATAACGTAAAAGACCACCAACATGATTACGTGTGTTTTTAACCACTTCACCACGACGAACAAAGGTATTATTATACGTCTCAATAATTTGAGCAAGAGCTTGATTAGCTTCCAACTGGCGAAGTGTGCTGCCAGCGATTTGATTGAAGATAAAACCCGCTTTGCTAAGTAATTCATTGACTTCCTCCGTGTCCTTTTTACTTAAGGTGTACTTAGTCAAATCACGTAACATAGCATCTTGCGACCATACGTTTTTACTATTGCGAAACTTACTTGTGTCAACACCAAAGCTTTGTTTCATTCCTGCAAATGTTCTGCCTTTGTACGACGTATGCCATACGATTCCAATCTTTTTTCTCTGTATTTCCCTGGCCATATCCGTGCCAGCCGGTATTGCATAAACAATTGTATTGGGGTGGAACGTAACATAGCTTTTACCACCGATTTTTTTCTTTTTAACATCGCCCGGACCGTACAGAAAATCACCTTGTATTACTCCTTTGATTCCTAACTCAGGTAGATATTGTAGAGCAAGCTTAAGTTTTGCGTTAAGGTCGCCACTAGTATCAGCGTCAATATCAGCATCACTCTTGTATACTTTGGGAGATTTGTTAAAGATCCCTTTTTTCGCCACGAAGAATCTACCGTCACTAGGATCAGTGCCAGCAAACACAGCAGGAGCGCCGTCCCACTTGACAGATACGTTACTAGCATGATCACCTCCTAACATGTCACGTAAAGAACGCAATGCCATGATCGCTTCTCTCGTGCCTTTTACACCTCCATATAGAACTTTGTCTTCTATATGAGTCATGTGTGTATTTTTACTTTCAGTTATATAGCCACTAAAACTTTCCATTAAACGTCTTTCAAAAATGTTTTAAATTCTCTAGTTAAGAACGCAGTTACTGAAGGTTGTGATGTCCAACTTGCAGATCCCTTATATCTCATTGCAATGTTAATTGCCGGCATGTTGCCTATTGACAATTGCATATTTAACATAGCAGCATTTCCAGTGAATGACTGTTTGTCAACTTTAATTTTAGGTGCACCTTTTTCTAACAACTCATGTACTTTTATCGAAACAGTGTCAACTGGCACGACATCTGCTTTTTCAATTACAGGACCAAGCTTTGGTCCATATCTACCTATGCCAGTAATAAGGGCAAAGTGAAAATTAAAATTTTTAAGTTCTTTTAAATCAGTCTTTAACACAAGTTGCATAATCTTATTAGCAATTGTATCTTGTTCTTTTTCAAACATATCTGCAATGCGTCCAAAAATGCTATCACGGCCTTTTAGTTGATCATTAAAAAATTTATTTGGTAGACCTGACACAAGTTGTTTCCACTTTGGGCGCCTTGCGTTACGATCAGCTGCAGCAGCTTTAACAGATCCTGTTGGCACTAACCCTTTGGCTTCAGCATTCTTAATAACTTTATTAATCATAAAGTCTTTAAGTGTTTCATTATACTCATCTACTAGATCTTTCGAGTCAAAAAGATTTGAAACTGACTTATTCAATAACGTAGGATCAGCAGTTGTAGATCTATCCTTTTTCTTTAAAGATATACCATAGAACTCCTTGCCTCTTTTAATTACAATATCAGATGAATTAAAATCTTTCATTCCATATGCATTTCTCTTGAACTTTGCAATGTCTTTATTCCACAATCTGCCAGTCACATATGATTTTTGACCCTTACCACCACAGAATTTTTGAATAGCGATTGCTGCAGAAAGAGCTTGACAAAAATTTGTATAATCACCGTCTATAGCAGCAAATTCATTTTTATCGTAATCTTTTACAGTAGATGGAATTAATTCTTTAACTTTGTCTACCATATCATCTAATTCTACAATATCATTTGGCAATGCTTTTGGTAAAGACATGCATGCTAAGCCGGCAGTCAACAATTCATTTGGATCTGTACGACCACGCTTTCCGTCTGGCTTAGTTTGAACTACAATGATTTTATCAAAGTTCTTAATTTTAAATTTAAAATCTTTTGTAGCTCTATTAGATGTAACTTCCATAAACTCAAAATCATCACTTGAAGTTAAAAATGAGTTTGCCGCTTGTACATATGGACGTCTTTTATTATCAGGTAAAACTTGTGTTATTGTTATAGATTTGCCCGTTTCTTTTTTAACTAAGGTATCTTTAACTTCAAACCCTGTAGTTCCATTCGCTACAGTCATCGCTGCTTGTAACGCAGTTTGATTCTCCATCAGATAACTCCTAAAACGTAACACGATCTTTTTCCATCCTACTCTTATTATACCCTATTTATACTGAAAAGTACACCATAAAATTTGCTTTTAGATAAATAAATTAATGTTGAGAGTAAATGTCTCTCATAACTAGTAGAGGAGGCACTACATGGAAGTGCTAAACAAAATCAAACAATGGGCTGGTGCACTAGCCGACGTTGGTATCAGCGTAGCAGCACTCGCAATCGTTGTTGAAGTTCTTGGTCTTGGCAACATGCCATTCATGCCACAAGGACTTAGCGTAGTCGAAAACGTTTCTTCGATGCTCAGTACACTAGGGTCACACGGGATTATGGGTCTTATTGCTGTCTGGGTTCTTTGGGGAATCTGGAATAGAAAATAAGATGAGAAAAGGGGAGAAAAGATCTCCCCTTTTTTTGTAGTGTGGTATGCTTAAAGTGAATCGCGAGCAGCATCCACCTTCGCACGGTCTGCTTCACTCAGTGGTACGAGACCTGCTGGGAAAAGATATCCATCAGAGGAAAGTGCCTTATCACTTACGAACTCATTGATGAACGATTTGATTCCAGGAATAACGCCAACGTGCTCTTTCTTTACATAGAAGAACAAGGGACGTGCACCTGGATATTTGTATGATGCAATGTTCTCAAATGTAAGTTCTACATCATTTAACTTTGATGCTTGAACTTTATCACGGTTTGCATCAAAGAAAGAATATCCAAAGATGCCAAACATGTCTCCATCTGATACAAGTTTTTCAACGATTAGATTATCATTCTCGCCCATTTCAATGGCAGCACCATCCTCACGCAACGACTTGTAACCTTTACCTTCGAGACCAAGTTTCTTCCAACCTGCCTTCATAAACAAGGATCCCATTGCGTCACGAGTACCTGAGGTTGGCGGAGGTACCATTACACTGATTGGACGATTAGGCAATCCAATCTGTGGAGTCTTGGTTTGTTTAGCAACCCAAGCATCTACATCTGCCCAAGTTTTATTAGGATTTGCCTTGCCGTTAAGTTCAGCAGCAAGTGCTGCGGCAATATGTTCAATACCAATATGCATAGGTGTTGAAGCATTATTTTGTGCAAAGGCAACACCATCATTACCTACAGCAAACTCTACTGGAGTAATGCCGTTCTTTTCGCACATTGCCTTTTCTTTTGATTTTATGGCACGTGATGCATTTGTAATGTCTGGATGATTTACACCAATACCAGCACAGAATAGCTTCATGCCACCACCTGTACCAGTTGACTCAATGACTGGTGTTTTATTACCTTGTTGTCCGAATTTTTCTGCTACGATTGTAGCAAATGGATAAACTGTCGATGAACCGACAATTTGAATTTGCTCTCTTGCTTGTGCGTTTGAGGCCACAATAGCAAGTGCTGCTGCGAGAATGATTTTTTTCATTTACCTTTTCCCTATGTTGAATTAAAAAAAGAGGACTCTCAACCGTCCTCTTAATTATCTATTAGTATTGGTGCTAACGCTGTGTTACACTTTTGTTAAGTTTTTCTCTTTGACGTGAATTGTAACTCTTAATCGCATGCTGCCTGTTCTTTTCACGATTCTCAGGATATAGGTGTTCATATCCTTTTATCTTCCAACTCTTGGCCCAAGCTGCAGTTTGATCTATGCTATGTTTTCTCATTCGTGTTCTCCACCCGGATCGTTCTTATCAAGTTTTACTTTCTTACCATTGATCCACATCGTCTGTCGTGCACGTCCT